AAATAATAAACACAAAACCATTAGAAAAGATAAGTATTGTTATTGATAAAGAGTACAACAAAAAGGTAGTTCAGTCGGGTCATAGAATAAAAACAATAAAAGAAATAGATGAAAGACTTTTAGACAATATTGAACAACTATATCAAGGGTTTCCATTATTATGATAAAAGTGTTTACAAATCATAAAAATTAATTAAATATAAAACATGGAAGAATTATTTGATATTGCTGGTGATGAATTTTATTTTGACTTAGATACTATAGCTGATTTTGTTAGAATTAATGAAGAAGAAAATAATTTAGATGAATTATTAAATAACTCACCAAAAGAAAATAAAAATGAAACTATTGTAGAATCACAAGGACCACTAATAGATATGACTAGATGGGATTTAGTGAAAGCTATGATAGAAACTATATTAAGTGAAAACGGTATCGTTGATGAGGGTATGGGTAAAACAATGTTAGGGAAACAACTCTCAATACCATGTCGTTTATCATTTAATACTTTAATAAAACATAAATTAATAAAAAGAAATTAAAAAGAAATTAAAAATGGAAAATGTTAACGAAACAGGTAATACAGAAAAGCCTGATTTAAAAAAAATTCTTCTAGAGAATATTGAAAACTTAGAAGAAAAAAAATCTAGTATGTATTTTTTTGTTATGGATACAAAAGGTAACGCTACCGCTGGGATGGCAAATATATATAAACATGTAAAAACTTTAATTGAGTTGGGTTATAACGCAAAAATTTTACATGAAAAAACTGAGTTCACAAGTGTTGAATCTTGGCTTGGTAAAGAATACTCAGAATTACCACACGTTTCAATCGAAGAACAGCAATTAAAAGTTAAAGCAGATGATTTTGTTTTTATTCCAGAAATTTTCGCTAATGTAATGGAACAGACATCTAAACTACCTTGTAAAAGAATTGTAATATCACAAGCTTATGACTATGCTTTAGAGATGTTAATGCCAGGGAAAAAGTGGTCAGACTATGGCATTACAGAATGTATAACTACAACAGAAAAACAATCTGAACACCTTAAAGATTTAATGTCTGGTAATTTACAAACACATGTTATACCAGTATCAATACCTAAGTATTTTAAGCCATACGAAAAACCAAAAAAACCAATTATCGCAATAAACACTAGAGACCAAAGGGATACAGTAAAAATATTCAAAACCTTTTATTTAAAATACCCACACCTAAAATGGGTCACTTTTAGAGATATGAGAGGTATGTCTATGAAAAATTTCGCACAAAACTTATCTGAATGTTGTGTATCTGTTTGGGTAGATGATGTTTCTGGTTTCGGTACGTTCCCTATTGAGTCTATGAAATGTAATATACCTGTATTGGGTAAAGTACCAAATATGGTACCTGAATGGATGGAAGATAAAAATGGTTTATGGACACATGATTTTAATTCTATACCAGACATTTTAGCTAACTATATACAAGCTTGGTTAGAAGATTCCTCACCAGAAGAATTATACGAAAAAATGGGTGAAATGAATAATAAGTATAATGATGAACAACAAAAAGAAAAAATATTGGAAGTATATCAGAAGGTGGTAGATAATAGAGTAAACGAGTTTAAATCACAATTAGAAACATTACAACCAGTAAATAACTAAAAAATAAAAAATAATAAAATGGATAATACAACTGTAATTTTACCTATACATAGGTTAAATGAAAAAGAAAAAGATTATTTTGCTAACGCTATTAAAAGTGTTAGTATACAAAAAACAGAAACTACACCAAAAATATTAATTGTAGTAGCTAATGAAGAATTAAAAAAGGAAGTTGAGTCTTTTGAGTTTGATGAAAAACTTAAGTTTAAAGTTTTAGTCAATGATGGGGAAAGTGATTTTTGTTCACAAATAAATTTTGGTGTTAAAAATATTGATACTAAGTGGTTTTCTATATTAGAAGTAGATGATGAATATTCGGCTATATGGTTTAAACAAGTAGAAGAATATATTAAACATTATAAGGACGTTGAGGTTTTTCTACCTTTAGTTTTAGATGTATCACCTGAAGGGAATTTCTTACACTTTACAAATGAACCAGTTTGGGCACCAGAGTTTAGTGATAAAATGGGGTTCTTAGATAATGACTCACTATTAAACTACCCTAACTTCCAAACTTCAGGAGCTGTATATAACAAAGAAACATTCCTTTCTGTTGGTGGATTTAAGTCTGGCATTAAATTACATTTTACATACGAATTCTTATTAAGAATGACTTATTATGATAAAACAATTATGACCATACCTAAATTAGGTTATAAAAAAACCAACATGAGAGAAGATTCTCTATTTTATGGTTACTACAATGAAGGTAGTGAAAAAATTAGGATAGATGAGGCAAAATGGTGGTTTAATCAAGCTAAAAAAGAATGTTATTTTAAACAGGATAGAGGCATAACATACGAAGAAGAAATTACACAGTAGATGTCAGTAGAACCAAAGAAAAGGGGTAGAAAACCAAAAAAGAAACCTTACTTTGGTCCAGAAGAGGAAGAAGCGGTAAAGAAATATCTTGAGCTTGGAGCAATTATTAAAGACCCTAATACACAAGATGGGTATAGATGGACTGGTACTACACATGAGGATATACAGAGAAATAGGATATACCTCAAACAACTAAAAGCGCCGTTAGACAAAATGGTGGAAAGTATTATTAGAAGGTACAAACTCTATTCTAAAACAATGGAGTTTGAAGACCTTCATGCTGATACCCTAGGTTTTTTACATATTAAATTCCATAAGTTTAAACCAGCAAAAAATAAAAAATCATACTCTTATTATGGTACTGTAGTAAAACACTACCTTTTAGGTAAGTTAATTAAGGAGGATAAAAAAATGAAACAAAATTTAAATTTTGATGATGTTGCTCCAGCTGTTGAAGAAAAAGATGAATTAACCTATAGAATAGATGATTATGGTATTGATTTAAATGTATTGATAGAAGGTATTTCTAAAGCCATTAAAAAAGAGATGGGAGAAAGAGTTTTAAATGAAAATGAGGTAAAAGTTGGTAACGCTCTAACTTCAATACTAGATGATTGGGAGGTATTGTTTGATGATGACAATGTTCCTGGTGGTAACAAATTTAATAAAAATTTAATTCTTTATTACATGAGAGAAATGACATCTTTAAATACTAAAGATATTAGAAACGCCATGAAAAGATATAAAATCATATATAATATATTAAAAGAAGAATCTATTTAAAATTAAATAAAAAGATATTTATAATAAAAAAGACCATGGGTAGACCAAAGAAAAAAGAGGTTAAAATATCTACTGATAGTTTTTTGGGTATGGCCCAAGAAGCTTACAATGAGCTTGTTGAACAACGAACAACAGCGATTAGACAAATTAATGAGAATAAGAAAAAAGTAGAAGTAGATGATATGCACGATTTAGTTAATCTAAATAAGGCTAACACTGATTTACTTAAACTTATTGATAATACAATAGATAAAAAATTATCGTTAGTAAAATTAATGAGTACTTTAGTTTTTAAAGGTGATAGTGTTGGTGAAAAGGTTGATGGTTCATTAACTCCTGAAGATATGGACTTATTAAGAGATATGTTTGATAAAAAAGAAGATAAGTAATGGGTTGGATTGATGATAAAAATAATTTAGTACAACAGATAAACCTTTCTGAGGTTTTGGGTGATTTACCTGATAATAAACTTATTTCTAATATAGCTTCTGTTAAATCTACCTCCTTTAATCTTGTACCATTTTTATTAGATTTAATGTCTATAGCTTGTAAAGACACTAGTAATGGTGCTAAAGGTTGTTTACCTAGTGTAGGCAAGGGAGCTAACCCAAGTTCATCAAAAGGAGCGAAATGTGACGTACTCAGAGTAATTACTGAGATATTAGTTGATTTTTTTCCAGTTTTAATTAGGATAGTTAAAGAAGGTATTATTAAGGGTATTAAAGCAGGCCTATTGTGTCCGGCAGATTTTAAAATACCATCACTATCACTATCTACTAGTGTAGAATTAAAACCTGACGAATTTGATTCAGGTAAACTAACAACACTAGACCCAACCGTTTTTCCGGCTAGTCTTTTTTTTGGTGAACCTGATAAGGATTTAAATGTTTTTTTAGCTAATTTAATACAGTCGGGTGTCGGTTCTACTGGGAATTGGAAAAACTTACTTAATTTTGAGGTTATTGATTATGCTGTTACATCTGGTGGTATTTCAACAACTGACTTAGGTTTATTAGTTAAAATCGATAATTCTTTTGTGGGTAAAGAGTTTGATGTCTTTTTAAAAGACTATATGAATAGTATTGAATTATTTAATTTTGATAACTTTATACCTAATTTAATGGAAGAGGTAAATGGAAGTATTTCTAATATTTTAAATAATTCAGACATAAATTATGATTTTAGTATAGATAAAGCTACAGATAAAGAAAAGGTTGGTAAAATGGTAGAAAAAATACTAGATACTGACCCGTGTGAAGAAGATTTTAGTTTAAGTAACAATTTTTTTACTTTTAATTCTGACGAACTTTTAGATATAGAAGCAAAGGCTAAGAATAGACTTAATGGTCAAAAAATATTTAACTATAGTTGTACACCATCAGTTACATCAAATTTAGAAAAAGATTTAAAGATTTTTAATAACTCTAAAGAACTAATAAAAGAAAAACCTAGTGAAGTTAAATCTATAATTAAATCAAACACTAATAGAATGCTTGACGATATGGCTAATCGTATAGGGTTTGGGGAAATAGAAAATATAAAAAAATCCATTAGTATTGATTTAGCTTTAGCACTACCTAAACTAAGTACAAGTTTAATTTTTACACCAAAAATTATGGTACTATTCCAGGTGGCTAAAAAATTAGTGACTAACCAAACTTATCCGGAACCAAATACCGTTAATCTAAATAGTGTTAATTTTACATTTGATTTCGCTGTTGCTAATAGAGTTTTCTTTGAGTACGTTGTTAGAGAATCTGGTGCTGCTCTTTTAGAAATATTGTATAATCAAGTTAAAGAAGAGATTTTAAAAATAGTTGCTTGTATAGTGGCGGTATTAATTAAAGAAGCAGTAAATAAAAAAATACAAATTTTAAAAAGTTTAACAGGTGGTTTTAATAAAGTATCTGGACTAATACCAATAAAAGAAAATAACATATCACAATTTTTATAAAAAAAAAGAAAATGGCAAAATTAGGATGTAATGATGTAAACCCAAATGAGATAAATTTTAAACAACCAAGGTCAATATTAAATGGGTTATTAAGTTTATTTAGGATACCAACAACAACAAGTGGTTCTGTGGCACCTAAACAATTAATATTAGCTTCAAAATCTAGACCTGGATTAAGTGCTAAATCAATGGCGGCTAATGTAATACAAAGACAAGCTGAAGCTGGTTTAAATGTTGGTCCTTTGGGTACTGGTGCGATTTCTCCGGCAGAAATAATGGAAAAAATTAGAATGGAAGAAGTAGTGAAAGCTATAACTACTCAAATGAAAATAGATTTAGCCGTAACCCCTGGGGGTACATCTGTAGTTAGTGGTACAGCTGGACCAATACCAGTTGTTGGAAACGCTATAATAACATCCATACTTGGGGGTAATGCAATAGCTAGTTAATTATGGGTAGTTTAGAAAATAAAACTAATAAAGACTTAGAAGAATATAAACAAAGTCTAAAAACTGATTTTGAAGTTGTTAAAAGAGAATTATATTTAAAAACTAAACATTTAGAAAATATTAAAAAAGAATATATAAAAGTTTCAGAAGAACTAAAGTTAAGATACGGAATTAGATAGTTATGGGAAAAAGATATGATAATGATTGGGGTAAAGGTGATAATAAGTTATACCAAAATCCTAACTTTTATTGGGGTCAAGTAATTGTAGACCCCGCAACGGACCCAAGTGGAGCTGGTAGATGTAAAATTTTTATTAGAGAATTAGATAGAGAAATTTTTGATAGAGGTGTTGATGGTATGGATTCTTTAAAAAACCCCGAAAATTACACCGAACTACTAAAAGAACTACCATATTCTTACCCGATGCAAACAAAGTTTTTCCAATCATTACCTAAAGTTGGTGAAACAGTTTTAGTTGTTACTAATGAGAGACAAAATGAAAGGTATAATAGGTTTTATATAGGGCCTATAGTAACCCAATCACAAAAATTAGATGGCAATGGTAAAGTTATTGGTTTATTAGATGGTACATTTGGAGGTCCGAATGGTTTGTATGGTTATGAAACT